AATTCTTCAGATTTATATTTTGTTTCAGATCTACATTTCTATCACAAAAACATAATAAGTTATTGTAATAGACCATTTGGAGATGTTGAATATATGAATAAACGATTAATTGAAGAATGGAATAAAACAGTTCCTGAAAATGGAACTGTTTTTATGCTTGGAGATTTTTGTTTTAGTGAATCTAAACAGAAATGGGAAGAAATTGTAAATCAATTACACGGTAGAATTTATCATGTACGAGGAAATCATGATTATTATATGATTTCTGAAATATCTGAAAAACAACCAGAATCTAACAATCGTCATGTTATTGCTAAATTAGGAACTCAAATAGACATTCTTGAAATAAAAGTAAAAGACGAAGAAATGCTTAATGAATATCAAGAAATAGTTATGTGTCATTATCCTTTACTTCATTGGAATAATCAAATACGTAATTCTTGGCATTTATACGGGCATATGCATGGGTTTTGTAAACATTCGCATCCTTTCGCTTTAGATGTTGGTATAGATGCTATAGCAAATAAATTTGGATATGCTCCAATATCTTATGAACAAATTAAAATACATTTAACTAATAAAATTTTTAAAACTCAATAATTATGGGAAAACTTAGAATAAATGAAATTGAAGTAATTACAAATGAAATAATTACCAGAGCAGATAAAATTATTAAAGAAAAGAGAAATACTTTTATGGAAAATTATAAACTTACAAAAGACGAAAAAAGTTTTTGTGAGTTAAATAACTTAATTGAAGAATTAATTAAAAAACGCACAGATTTATGTAATAAAATTCAAAGAAATAAATCTTTAACTGTTAATTTTTGGGATAAACGTGGTTTATTGGAAGCTTTAAGTAATAAAACTATTAATCCTATTTCAAGAAATGCTATTCGTAATAATTTAATTCTCAAAAATATAGATCCTTTATTTAATGTTGAAACTTTTATCAATGATACTGTAAATAATTTAACTGCCGAATAATATGAATAGTAAAGTAGCTTCTATGGCTTTGAGAGGTGTTATAGATTTATCTAAAGAAAAATCCTTTCAAAAAGAACATCCTATATTTGGTACTTTAACTATTTATCCTGAATTACGTTTATATTTAATTCACAGGTATAATAAAAGTTATAGATGGTTTTAGATACTTATTTAACTCTTAATGAGTTTTATCAAATAGCTTGGAAAGAATCGGTAGGAATTAAAACAATTCCTACTAAGAATATCTGCAAAAATTCAAAAGATGTTTTGAATTTATACTCTGAAAACTGGTCATCTGAATTTGAAAATCTTATGCGAAATCGTTTAATTATGGGAGCATTGAGATATAACTCAAAAAGATTGAAAACAGGTAATAAATATGATTTGATAGCTTCAATAAAATCACGTATTAATAAATACGAAGCAACAGGAAATAAAGAATGGCTAGTAGATGTTGCGAATTATTGTTTGCTTGAATTTGTTAATGAAACTCATCCTAACGCTCATTTTGAAGCTATAGATGATGAGATACATTCGAGTTTATTGAAATAATATAAATATGAATATAGTAATACATAATTTTTTTTATGATATATTAAGTAAAGAAAGAACTTTGAGCTTTAAAACATATACTGATACTAAAAAACAAGTAATAAAAAAACAATTTGATGTTACGGTAAATTTCAGGCATACAGAAATTTACAATAGAACTCATTATCATTATTATGATGCCAGTTCTGTTATTAAATATAATGCGTTTTGCATTAATGCCGATACTAATTCTTTAGAATGTTATACTTTAAGGACAGATATCTTTAATTTGTCTTTTACTTCAGATGTAAGTGGAATTAGAATAGCAAGTCATGTCCCTCAACATATAAAATATGGAAAAATACATGGTTATTTTAAAGAATTCTTCATTAAGAATTATATAAATTCAACTGAAAAGGAATTTAACGAATCTATTTCGGACGAAGTGTTTCAAAATAAATTAATAGAATCTATATCTGAAGACATTAAAGCAGGATTTATTTATCCATATGAATTAAAAATTTCAGAATTTCCGGAAATGGTATATGAAACTGAGCATCATTTAAAATCTGGTACTTTAGCTAGTTCTTGTATGCGAGTAGGTTCTTCACATAACTGTAGATTTCACAGCAAAGCTTATAATGGTATTTGTAAAATTTTGTATGCTCAAGATGATAAAAATTTATTATTAGGTAGAGCATTAATTTGGGAAAATTGTATAGAATCCCAAGATTTATCTGAATATATCGAAACAAAAAGAATTTCTAATCCCTGTACATTTTTAGATAGAGCATATGGAAATAGCTTGTTTCAATTTGCTGCTCTAAACTATGCCAGACAACAAGGTTGGAAATATAGATATTTTGAGTCAAGTACAATATTTAGTTCGGGTAGCAATGTAAGTGACTATATCTATAAAGTTTGTCCACAATTACCTGATTATTTAATAAATAAAGGAACTCCTTATTTTGATACTTTAAGATATTATAATCCGGGGCATAAGCTAATTACCAACAACAGTTCTATTTCCAAAGATATAGTTAAATTAACATCTATAGGTAATTCGAGTGGAAGCACAACTAGTTCATTGCATTTTTATACTTATAAGTGTAGTCATTGTGGAAAAGGATATGAATTAGAAGGAAACGAATTAGGACATCAATACAAAGTTTGTAAATCTTGTGCTGATACACATTTGAGAACTTGTGATTGTTGTGGAAAAATAAATACTTCAATGAAGTACGATTCAAAATTAAATATACATTATTGCAATGCCAGATGCTTAAATTCTTTAGGATATATACAATGCTCAAATTGTTTGGAAATAATAAAAATAAATAATGCAAATGGAGTAAAAATAGATAGGGATATACGTATAATGTGTGAATCTTGCATAAAACATTACTGTAAATGCAAGATTTGCAATAATTATACGTGCCATAATAACAATATATGTTCTGTATGTTCGGAATTTTTAAATGTTTGTGATTGTTGTAAACACCCATTCGTTAAACATTCTAATGAAGAAATTTGTACTAAATGTATGAAGGCTTATACAAAAAGTTATGAAACTTATCAATTTTATTTAGATATTGAAAATTTAGAATAAAACAAAAAAAAAATGATTAAACCAATAGAAGTATTTTCTGTTCCAAGTTCGAGACAGGAAACATTAATTAGTTTGTTTATAGTAGACAAACTAAAAAAAATTCCAAATGTGGAATTTTTTATCGATCCTTATGGTAATATTGCTATTACTAAAGGAAAATCAGAATCTTATCCAATGTTTACTGCTCATCTTGATACTGTACATGATTATCCTAATGGATATCATTGTGGTATAGCTGAAGGTATAATATTTGCATGGGATGATAATAAAAAACAAGTAGGAGTAGGAGGAGATTGTAAATCGGGTATCTATGTCTGTCTAAGATTATTAGAGATTTTACCAGTATTAAAAGTAGTTTTCTTTTCAAGAGAAGAAACAGGATGTGTAGGTTCAAATGCTTTCAATAAAACCTTTTTAAAAAATTGTAGATTTATTGGAGGAGTGGACCGAAGAGGAATAGAAGATTTTGTTACTAGTTACCATAGTAAAGTTACAGTTTCTGAAGAATTTTTAACTGATGTGAAACCCTTATTAACAAAACACTCAAGAAAAGAAAGTGTAGGAATGGTAACAGACGCTTTAAGTATGAACTATCCTTTAGCTTCATTTAATATGAGTGCAGCTTATTATGATCCACATACAAGCACTGAAACAGTAATAGTAAATGAACTAGAAGCCACCCTTAATTTCTGTTTGGATATCGCAAAGACTTGTACAAAAGTATATCCATACACTAGACCTGTAAGTAGTTATTATAATTATAATACTCCTACTTATCGACATAATCTCAATAATGAAAAATTTATGAGAAATTATACTAGAACTAATAACAGTTTTACTCGTGAATTATTTCCTAATCAAGAAGAAGATTTTCAAGATAGGAGAGAAAATGACTGGGATAAAGTAGTAGACGAACATGAAAAAGAATGGAGAAAATATTATGATGAGCGTTTTGACTGGTAGTCCTATATATGGACAATTTAAAGTTCCTTATACTCCTACTGCGAGAAAATTTATCATAAGATTATTGACAACTAAAAAATGTGGACACAATTTAGCCAAAGAGCAAAAAATGCGACATGAAATTTTTATTTGTTTAGTTTACACTCCTAAAATGAATTTTATATTTAATGTACGAAATAATGATATGAAAGGAACTTATTATGATACTTATAAACAAGTAAGTGTAAAAGATTTTATAAAAATATTAGATTCTTTACCTGATAAAAATGTTAAACACTAACATTTTCGTCATCAAAGATAAAATTCAAAGAACTGCATTAAACCATTGGTATTTAAATAAATGTATTGGTACATTAGAAATGTGTACAGGTACAGGAAAAAGTAGATGTGGGGTACTTGCCTCCGAATGGGTGGCAAGTCTTCACAATTACGATTGTAAAATATTAATAGTTACTCCTACAGAAGAAATACGAGATAATGCGTGGAAGGAAGAATTTCATAAATGGGAAGCCGATTTAGTATTTGAGCAATGTGTTCAAGTGTTATGTATTCAATCGGCTTGTAAACTTATAGGACACCATTGGGATTTATTGATAGTGGATGAATATCATAATACTATTAAAGATTACAATAATCCTGAAGATTCTATTTATATGAAATTATATTCAATGAATACTTATTCGAAATTATTAGCTCTTACTGCCTATTTACCCCCAAACAAAAAGTATTGGGGAAATTTTATTGCAAAAACTGTATTTTCTTTAAATACTAATCAAGCTGTAGAACTTGGATTAGTAACTCCTTTTATTATTTATAACGTACCTATATCTTTAAATGAAAATGAATTAAAAGTATTATCCTATATTGAGGGAAAAATAGAATACTTACAAGAAAAGGGATATAAAGGTTGGAAATGGGTAAGCAAAAGAAGATTATTTTTTAGTAAAATACAAAAAAGGTTTATTGCAGCAAAACAAATTTCAGATTATTTTTATGATAAAAGAGGAATTTTATTTTCGGAATATATTGAAGATGTGAAAAATTTACAAGCTGTATTTAATACAGATGTAAGTATAATACACTCTAAAATGAAGAAAAAGGAACGTAAAGAATCTCTTTTAAAATATAATAAGAAAGAAACAAACAGAATAATAGCAGCTAAAGCCTTAAATGAAGGTGTAAATTTAGTTGATACTTATTTTGCAATAGCAGTAACAGCTAATTCTTCGATTAAAGACCTTACGCAGGAGCTTGGAAGGTTGTTAAGAATTGATAATCAGGACTTTAAAAAAGCAATATATATCCGACTATATGTGCCTAATTCAAGAGATGAATTTTGGTTAAAACAATCACAATTACTTCATTCTGCTACTTATTGTAATTCTGTAGAAGATTTATTTAATAAATTAGACAATGGATTTAGAAAAAATATTTGAATTAAATCTTACTCCAAACCAATATTATATATTAAAACTTATTCATCAAAATGATTATGTAACAATTCAAACTAAATTTCCGACATTTAGTTATGAATTAGAAGTTTTAAAAAAATTGAAGTATATTTTATTTGTAGAATATTATCAAGAAACTGAAAATAGTCAACCTGAAATAAAAACAATAAGTTTTAATAAAAATAAATTGGACGAACTGTTTGTTCCAAAGCAAACAGCTTTTTGGGAAATTCTATCACTTTACCCCCTTAAAGTACAAACATCTAACGGAGGAACAAGAGTGCTACACGCTGTTAATTTAGATTCTAAAGAAAATCTTGCATTAAAAAAGAAATACGAAGATATTATAAAAGGTAATCCTGAATTACATAATGATATTATAAAATGTTTAAAAATAGAAATATATTTAAAAAAGAACGGAAATTCTTTACATTATATGCAAGAACTTAAAACTTGGATTAATCAGCGAACTTGGGAAAAATATTCTCATTTAATACCTACAACTACTACACCGGAAACAGAAAAAACATCAGTTAAATATGGTGAACAACTTATCTAAACCTCTTCCTATAAAGCATATTTCAGAAGCTACAATAGAAGCTATGAATCATATTGATGGGAGAAGAAAAGGCTTGATAAGGTCTTTAAAAACTCCTTGGGAAAAGTTTAACAAACTTAACGGAGGAGGATTAAATTATCATGAAATAATTTCATTTGCTGGAAATTCAGGAAGTGGAAAATCTGCATTAGTAAATATGTTAGAAACTTCTCTTTTTGAATTAAATCCTGAAGAAAAATTTGATGTACTTAATTTCTCATTTGAGATGTTAAGTAGAAATCAAGTTATTAGAAAATTATCTAAAGCTAATTTTAAAACAGTTAGAGAATTAAATTCTGGAGTACAAGAATTTCCTGTAACAGATGCTATATATGAAGGATTAAAAATATCTGCTGCAAATATAGCAAATATGAATGTTTTTTATGTCGAAACTCCCGGAACTGTAAATGAAATAATTTCTACAATATTAAATTTCTATAAAGCAAGACAAGACCAGTTAAAAGAAAAAGATAGAGGGCTTATTGTTTCTCTTGATCATACTGTATTAACTAAAGGGTCTTCTGCTCAAAAAGAAAGAGAAATTATTGTAGACCTTTTCGAAGCTTTTATAGCTTTAAAAAAAATAATAAAAGTTTGTATTATACCTTTAAGTCAACTTAATCGTTCTATAGAATCGCCAGAACGTATAGGTAATCCAAGTCAGCAGTATCCAAAGAAAAGTGATTTATTTGCTTCAGAATCATTATATCAAGCTTCAGATTCAGTTAATATATTAATGAATCCCGAACAATTTGGAATAGAGGCTTACGGACCTCAACACTTACCTGTACATGGGTATTTATACCTACATTGTCTGAAAAATCGAGAAGGTGAAATAGGAGTAATACAAATGGTTAACAAATTAAAATGGAATACTATTGAAGAATATTCCAGTGGTTATTAATTAAAAAAGAAAAAGAAATATGAGTGATAATATCACGAAACCAAAACTACCTCCTAAAATTTTGTTAGTTGCAAAATCAGGGTCAGGTAAAACATATTCATTAAGAAATTTAAATCCTGATACTACAGCATTAATAAATGTTGAGTATAAAGAACTTCCTTTTAATGATAATTTTAAACTTCATGTGCTTTGTAACACATGGCAATCTGCATTTAATGCTATTAAACAAGCAGCAAGTTCTCCTGTAGTTGAAACTATAGTTATTGATAGTCTTTCTGCTTATTTAGATTATTTAATGACTGACGCTAGAGCAAATAAAAAAGGATTTGATATATTTAATTATTATAATGAACAAATAGGAATATTTATGTCATTAATTAAACAAATTCAAAAACCCGTTATTTTAACTGCCCATTACGAATGGCTACAAGACGAAGGAGGTATGAAAGAAAGAAGAGTTAAAGTAAAAGGAAAAGAATGGGAAGCTGTTCTGGAAAAAGAATTTACAATAGTTCTTTACGGAGAAGTTCAAACCGATATCATTTCTAAAAAAAGAACTTATAAATTTATACTTAATTCAGATGGAACTAGTTCGGCTAAATGCCCTCCTAAATATTTTGGAGAAGAAACTAATGAAATTCCAAACGATTGTAAATTACTTTTAGATACAATTCTTTCAAAAAAATAAATAGAAAATAATTAAAACAAAATAATATGATACTTTACGGTAAAACAAAGAAAAAAGAACTAGTAATTGATAACGTAATTGAAGTTGTTATCAATATTGATAAAAATATAATAACATTTTCAAAAGCAGCTATGGAGCATTTTGGAATAAAAGATGGATATATAGGGATTTCTGAAGACGAAGGAACAATAGTTTCTGGAGTTCCCCATAGAAAAGCTTTCTTTTATAAATCTGACGATAAAGGAGGATTTAAAGTATTCCAAAATGGTAATGTGAATTCTAAATTTTACGTTAGATTGTTAAAAGATATTTTCTTTAGAGGTAGTGATACAACTCAATTTAAATTAGATGTATCAGTTATTCCAACAGTAATTCCTACTATTCCTGATATGCAATTTTATGAATTTCTGCCCTCTACAGAATCATTAGTATCCGATAAAACACAACAAGAAGTAGCTAAAATGCTTGAAACATTTCAAACTCCAACTTCAGAGTGTGTAACAGATACTCCTGAATTAGCTCAAGGTCCTGTAACAGATGTTACAGATTTAATCATAGCTATGGCTAATGCCAATCCAACAATAACTGAATAATAAATTTAAAATATACTACTATGTCACTATATCAAGAATTAGCGAATAATAATACAACATATCAAGCAGAAGGTTCAGATTTTAATATATTTCCCGGACCCGGATTTGTAGAAAATGTAATAATTTCTTCAGTAACTAAAGAATTGGATAAGAATCAAAAACCTTATCTTAAATTTGTATTTAAACAAGTAGATACAGATGCTGAATTATCTTTAATGGAATTTGCTATTGAAGATTCTACAGGAACTGCAACTCAAGATGATTTAGTTAAAAAGTTGAAATCTCAAATGACAAGATTAAAACATATTATAACTAAATTTTATGGAGAAACTTTACCTGCTCCTTATGGAACATTTGAAGGAATTCAAAATGGTATAACAAGTTTTGAGGATTTAATTAATCGTATAATACCTTTATTACCTCCTCCTGTATTAGCTTCAAAGAAATTTAGAGTATTTACTCATTATAATTATAAAAATTATTTAGAATTACCTAAATTTGTTCCTTTCATGGAAGATGTTACAATCCCTAAAGAAACAAGTAATTTTGTTTCTAAGATTGAAAAAACTTTAAAACAAGGAACTATGTATAAAATGGAGAAAGATAAAACAACTACAGATAAACCTCAAGATTTATTACCTCCTCCTAATAATGATTTTCAAATACCTCAAACCTTAACTGGAGGAGATTTGCCCTTTTAATCTTAAATTATGTATGAAAATATAAGTAAACTTCTCAAAGATAGAGAACAACGAACGTTAACAACAGAAAACATACTTAATAAAATTTCTGATTATCAGATATTTTCATACTATTTAGGAAGTAATTTTACAATAAATAAGGTGTTCTCAAGTCCTTTTAGGACAGATAGAACACCTTCTTTTTGTATTTTTAGGACATCTGAAGGAAATCTAATGTTTAAAGATTTAGCAAGAGGAGATACAGGAGACTGTTTTACTTTTGCTGGTAAAATATTAGGAATATTTAATTTTACTAGATTATTAGTACAAATAAATATTGATTTTAAATTAAATCTTATACATAATATTGAGTCTTATATTCCAAAAGTTGTAAAAGGAGTAGATTTTTTTGAACAAAAAGAAATAGTAAATAAAATAAATGATATACAAATTAAAACAAGACCTTTTAATTCTCAAGATTTAGAATATTGGCAAGATTATGGGATAGATGAAACATTATTGAAATACTTTAATGTTTTTGCTACAGAATATACTTATTATAACAATAATTTGTGGAGTGTTCATAGTAAACATAATCCTTGTTATGCTTATATATTTAGAGATGATGAAGGAAATTATGGATATAAATTATATAGACCATTAGAAAAAGATAAAAAGAAAAAATGGATGTCTAATGTAAATCCAGAAAGTATGTTGCAAGGAATATCTAATTTAACAAAAAGTAATAAAATTCTTATTATCACTAAATCTCTTAAAGATGTAATGGTACTCAGAACATTAGGATATCATTCTATCGCTGTACAAGGAGAAAGTATGATAATTAATGAAAGTTTGATGGATATTTTAAAAACAAGATTTGAAAAAATTTATTTATTATTTGATTTTGATTTAGGAGGAATAAAAGGTTCTAAAAGATTTAGAAAAAAATATCCTTTTATTTATATAACTTTTCTACAAAATTTAAAAACAAGAAACAACGGATGTAAAGATATTTCAGATGCTAGAAAAATATTAGGGTATGTTGCATCAAAGGAGTTATTAATCAACTCTTTACAATTAGCTAAAAATAAATGTCAAATGAAATAAGAATTGAAATACCTGAATTTATGACTCATGTTGCCAAGTCTAAATTCAAACACTTTAAAATAAATGGACAGGCTATATATAATGGTTCTCTTCATCCGAGAACAAGAGCCTTAGTCGTAGAAAAAATGCATGAGCATATTGCTCAATATATCCCAAATAATCTTGATTTAACAGGAATGTTTCCTATAGAAACTAGTCTTGAATTTCATGCCCCTATTAATTATGGAGATGTGAGTTTACGAATAGATAAATTAAATAATTGTAAAAAATTATGTTGGAAAATACCCACATTTGGATATACTCCTAATTGGGATGCTGATAATCAATGGATTTGGGGTAAATGTTTTAATGACGTATTAAAACAAAAAGGAATTATTCCTGACGATAATGTAGCTTTGTTACGAAGCTCAGGAAAAGTAGAATGGATAGAAACATTAACCTTACAAGATAGAAAACTTGTATTTATAATAAAACCATATGACAGGGGAAATATTAACTGATAAAATAGGTTTTACTACTCTCAGTATGTTTGCTGAAGATGGTTTAACATATAAAAATTATCAAAAGAAATTAAGAGAAGGAAAATTAAATAGTACAGAATATTTTGATTTTGGTACAGCTTTTCATAAATATGTATTACAACCTACTTTGTTTGAAAAAGAATATATTCAAATGAATCAAAAATTTCCTGAAGGTAAATATGCTGAAGCTGTAAAAGTACTTATAGCCACTCGAGATACATATCAAGAAGGAGAAACAGATAGAACTGAGGAATGGTTACAGAATGCTATTGTTAAAGCAGATTTAGAAAAATGTACTCCTGACTCTTTATATGAAAAGATTTGGGATAATGAAAAAGACAAATCTTATCTAAATATGTTTTCTTTCTTAGAAGAAAATAAAAATAAAAAAGTAATAACTTTAGAAGATTGGAACACTCTCTGTTTTATGAAACAAAGTATATTAAATTCTGCTTATGCCGGGGAATTTTTATATGTAGCTTATAATCCTCCTGAAGGTATTGAGATTTTTACAGAATTAAATATTTTGTGGAAACATCCTAAATTTTCATTACGAGAATTAGATTCAACTTTGGATAGAATTATTATAAATCACAATGAAAGAATAATTACAATTTTTGATTTAAAATCTACTTCTAAAAAATTATCTAAATTTAATAATATACTACAAGAATATAATTATCCAAGACAAGGATGTATGTATATTCAAGCAGTAAAATATAAATTTAGAGAATTATTAGAAGCTGGATATAAAATAATTTATAATTTGATAGTTGTAGAAAAAGAAACAGAATTAAAACGTTGCTTTAAATTTACAATGAGTAATACTACATATATCGAAGAATGTACAAAATTAGACGGACTTTTAGTTTCTTTAGAAGAAGCCTATATTCATGATAATTTCAACACAATAAATGGAGAACAGGACCACATAGTCTTTTAAAACAAACTTAAACTATTTATGGAAACTAATACATCAAATTTTCTTTTACCTCTTTTAGGTAAAACAATTGATTATTATAAATCATACGTAGTTGAATGCTTCTTAAAAATAGAAAATTCTGATATACAACCATATGAAATATATGTTGTAGCAGCAGGAAAAAGAACAATAGAGTTTGAAAATTTTTTAAAAACATTAAGAGAATTTACTTCATACCGTGGAGAGTTCTATCTTTATGGGGGAGAATATACTATCTTATTGTTTGAAATTCCTGATAAATTTAAATTAGATTATGATTTATTTTTACAAGGAAAATATTCTAAGTTTTCAAAAGAGGCAAAGGCATTAATAATTCCCGGAAGAAAACAAGGAAATTGTATTGCCGACATTCTTAATAAAGGAATAAAACTGAGAAGAACATGGGAAGAAATATTAAATATGGCTATTCCTTCTCATTACGAATTATGGTCTAAATATGATTTAGAAAAAGAAACTTTTAGAGAAATAGATTTTCCTTCTAAATTTTCTAAAAACAATTTTAGTCCAAGTGAAGAATTTAATTTATAAAATTATGAAAAAATAAAAATGAAAATAACCGTTATGGGAGACCTTCATGGTCTCCCTATTTGGAAAAAAATAGTAGAAAAAGAAAAAAATTCAAATTATTTTGTATTTCTAGGTGATTATTTTGATAATTACGAAAATACAAGTCCTTCTGAACAATTTGAAAATTTTGTAGAAATTATAAATTTTAAAAAAGAATCTAACAAACAAGTATATATTTGTATAGGCAATCATGATTTTCATAGCATGCCTTTTGTACATGAACAATACTCAGGATTTAGATACCCAACTAAATTTATAGCTCAAGATTATTTAAAAACTTGCGTGAATAATGGTACAATTCAACCTTGCTTTCTTATAGACAGATGGTTGTTTTCTCATGCAGGATTAACTCTCAATTGGATGGCATCTCAAGAAATAGATTGGAATACAGAAGATTTTGTAGATAAAATAAATGAATTGTTTATAGCAAAACCTAAACAATTTTATTTTACTCCCGGAATAAACGAAGATATGTATGGTAATGATATTACTCAAGGACCATTATGGGTAAGACCTGAATCTTTAGTTAAAGATGGATTAAAGAAATATATTCAAGTAGTAGGACATACTAAACAATATAATATTCATGCTACTGAAAATAGTCAGATAATACTTTGCGATACTATTTATGGTAATAATAATCCTCAATATTTAGTTATTGAGAAAAATAAAGATATTATAAATTATAAAATAGAAAAAATATGATAAGAAGTTTAGCTCATATAGAACAAATCGAATGGATTCGTCCTATTGAAGGAGCAGATACTGTTGAATTATGTGGAATTCTTGGGTGGAAATGTGTTATCTCTAAAAAAGATAATTTTAAAGTAGGGGATAAAGTAATTTATTGTGAGATAGATTCTGTACTTTCTGAAAAACCTGAGTTTGAATTTCTTAGAGACAGAAAGTTTAGGGTAAGAACTATTAAACTTCGTGGGCAAGTTAGTATGGGTCTTGTACTTCCAATTTCTATTTTAGAAAAATATGGAAAACTAGAAAATATAAATGTAGGCGAAGATGTAACAGACATTCTGGGAATTACTAAATATTTAACTCCTTCTGAAAGAGAAGAAATAAATCAACAGAATATTAAAATTCAAAATGAAAAAAATAAACTTAAAAAGTTTATGATGAAATATTCTTGGTTTAGAAATTTATTTCTTTCAAGAAAACAAAAAGAGGGATTTCCTTATTGGGTTTCTAAAACAAATGAAGAACGAATCCAAAATCTTCCTAAAGTCTTAGAACTTTTTGAAAATGAAATTGTTTATGTAACAGAGAAAGTAGATTATCAATCTGTGACATTTACGGGAAAAATGTTACCAAATACTACTCCTATTATTGGAAAATTTTTACCTAAGAAATTTAAATTTATAGTTTGTAGTCGTAATTTAATAAATAATGATAAAAATTCATTATATTGGAAAATTGCACAAAAATACAATATTGAAGAAATTCTTAGAAAAAATCCTACATTAACAATACAAGGAGAACAGGGAGATACTAAAGTTCAAGGTAATAAATATAAAATTAAAGAACCTAGATTATGGGTTTTTAATATTATAGACCATGTTAGAGATTATCACTATAATTTTTCTGAAATGTTAGAATTTTGTAATCAAAATGGTTTGGAAACTGTTCCTTATTTAGGGCAATATAAGTTATTTGATATAGGAACTACAGTCGATGAATTAGTTGAAAAATCAAAAGGATATTCAGAAATAACAAACGGAATTATTCGTGAAGGTGTTGTAATACGTTGTATTCAACAAGGAAAAAAAATATTCTCAGTAAAGGTCATAAATCCCGAATTTTTATTAAAGCACGAAAATTAAAATAAAAATCCCGTAAGAATTTATCTTATGGGATTTTTTTTGACTATCAAGAGTATCTACAAACTTGCACAATAGGAGTCAAAACCTAATGGGTCATTATTTGCTAATGCCATTTTACATTTAGTTAAATTAATTTTAGCTTCATCTACACCTCCAATTTGTTCTTTAATCATATCTACAAGAAACACTCGAATTGGTTCATCTTGTACAGTCGTGCAATCATTATAAATAGTAGATAAGCATTCCATAACAAATTCTTCTGCCCCCAAAACCATTTTAAATATTCCTTCTAAATCTTCAGGAATATTAGTTTGAGGTACTGGTTTCACAGTTACTGGAATACATCTCTCACTACAAAATTGTACAACTTTTCTTGAATGTTCTGCTTCTTCTTCCGCTAAACTCATAAAATATTTAGCTACACCATTATATCCCATTTGATGTACTTTGTTTGAAGCTACGGTATACATTAACGAGGCAGTCAATTCATTAATGTAATGGTCTTGAATTTTAATTTCCATTTTAATATTATTTTATATAAGTACTTAAAAATCCTTGATATTTTTCTTCTGGACTAACCCAATCTTCTAAATTCATAAAAAATTTAAAAGGTTTTTGTATTTTATAAGCCAATTTAGATTCTCCTTTTTCGTGATATCTTGAGTTAGTGTCATATTCTCCAAATGGGTCAAAAACTAGTTGATATAAAGCGTCCGATATGGCATCTACTTCACCAAACATACCTGTTGGAGTTTTAAATATACGCATCATTTCAACAGGATTAACAAAGAATGTCAATTCTGATATTAGTCTACGAGATTGATAAGCAACAAAAGCATTTCCCCAAGCATCATCATCGTCTGGAGCTTTTGATAATCCTCCTACTAAAGCAGCAACTAAGCCTACAGATATAACTAAAGCCGAAATTTCCACCATTGTACGTTTAATGTTAGCTTGTTCCATTTCAGTCATACCTTTCATAGCTTTTAAGATATTTCCTTTTTCTTTAATCAAATCTTTAGCTAAAAAATTAAAGAAAGTTCTATAGGTTCCTTCTATTTCGTCATTTATGGCGTAATCTATCTGATATTTTCTAAATCTACGAGAAAATCCAGAATAAATCCATTTTCTAAACATCAAACCTAATTTACCTAACACATATCTATTGGCTAATTGTGTATCAAATTCATTATATACTCCATGTAGATAATTATTCATAGAATGAATTTTGGTAACTAATTTAAATTTATCTTGTTCAGTAAAATTAGCTACTCTAGGGTCAAGAGTTAATTTACCTGTTGCTTTATCTTTAGAATATGCTTCATAAAGAGTCATTGGAACTCCTTTAGAATTTAATATTTCTTTTCCTTCTGCATCTTTAACTTTATATTTATTTAATACCGCTAAAAAGGAAGTTATTTGAATTTGATGTTCTCCACAATGTTGTAAGAAAAATATAATACTTTTCGTAAACATTGATTTTGCTGCACTTGCGGTAATATCTTTTCCTGTAATATCAGTAAATTCACTTCCTTGTACAGCATCTAAATACTCTATTAATAAAGCATCTTTACTTCTGGCATTTCCAGTTTTTCCAAAATCAGTAACTACATTTTTTAACACATTCCCATATTGTACTAAAGCCTTACTCCAATCTTTTTTAGAGTATAATGTTCCTCCTGCACCTTCAGCAAAAGTCATTATATTACCCACAACTATATTGTTTGTTGCTTGATATAAATTACCTCCTAAAGCAGAAGCAGAGCCTAAAAACATAATTCTATTTAACAAGTTATCAACATCTAATTCAGAATTTGTTAAAGGTATTTTTACTTTAATATGTTCTTTTTCAGAATCATAAAACGTAGCTTCTATATCTTCAGATAAAGCTTTATAAGCATTGTTTTTAACACTAGTATCTTGATGAGAAGCTTCTTTTGATTTTCCTGTAGTTACAATTCTTCCAAAAGAATCTCTTTTTTGTATTTTTCTAGTTTCTAATAAATCTCTCAATACAGCAGCAAACCCATGTGATTCATTTAAAGCATCAAAAGTATCACACATTTCTCCAAATTCAATAACACTCATTATGACATTATCCGTAACTTCTTCTGGAGATAAATAATCCAAAAATTTAGTTTTTATTTGTCGATATGGTTTTCCAGCTAAAGTCTGTAATTCTGTGTTTGTTTTTTCGGAATATTTGTTGATTATTTTACCATCTATAGCATCTTTAATTTGCTCTTTTGTACTTTGTTCAGAAGCCTCTTTTTGTTTATATGGTAAAATATATCCTAATTGTCTATGAGATACAAGTTTCTTTTGTTTTTCTACATAGGCAGGTACTACAGTTTCGTAAAATGCTTTTAAATCAGCATCTTCCATAATAGCTGTATATCTTGCATTTTTATATTTTTCTTTATTGGGTTCTATCAAATCTCCTTTAAAATGAACAAGTTCATTATTATCATTTAGTAATATATTTTTATCTACAAAATTATTATAAACACTTTCAGGGATTAATCCTTGTTCATAATCATGTTTAAGATTTTCCCACAATTCATTAGCATCTGCAGTAGGTACTGTATTTTCTTTATACCAAGCATCAATTTCAGATTTACGTAGATCCGATACATCTGGATTACTATAAAAATCTTCCCCGTAAGTTGTTTTTAATTTATCAAAAAATTCATCTTGTTCTTTATAAAATTTTGTATAATCTATTTCTTGAACAAATGCTTTATGTAGTTTTCTTCCTTCTGTTTTATCTTTAAATCTATCTGGAATTATCTCTACAAAAGCTTCAAATAAATCTTTATTACTTTTTTTACCTTTAGCTTTAACTAAAGCATTATACGCATCAGCCATAGTATTAGTATATCCTATAGATTCTAATTTGGCTTGACATAATTGTTTTTTAATATTCTTTTTATATAAAGCTAATACAGCATCTGAAGAGTTTATTAAAGTATCAAACCATAAAGCACGTGTAGATATATCAGAAGGAGCTTCTTCTAATTGTTTGATTATAACTTCTTTGGTTAATACCATTTCTTCTTTACCTCTTTTTACTGCTTTTTTAAAAGCCTCTGTTGTTTCAGTATCTATCTCTTGTAATAACCAATCAGCAATAATAGGTTTTGATTCTTCAAGATATAATTTTTTAAGTTTGTTTCTTTTATTGATTGCTGTTAATAAATTTACTCCAAATTCAGAAGTCATATCCGCTTCATTAAATTCTGTCATAATTTGAATTTCATCCAAAATATCATAAGCAGCCATATTTTCTTTAGCTTGATGGATAATGCTTATCTTTTCTTCAGGAGTCATTTCAATTTCATTATTAACAACTGCTTGAAATTCTTCGTATATTCTATCAGTATCTTCAAAAGCTTCTTTTAAAAATTCAAATATTCCTTCAATTCCTTTTAATTCTTTTAATTGAAATAATAAATGTTCTTTTCTTTCTATATCGTCTTGATATAATTTATTTTTATTTTTGCCTTTAAGAATAGCGATTTGGATATTAATTGTATTCTCTATGCTTTTTAAAGAGTCTTCTATTTTTTTATTAGAACTTGATTTATGTTGAGCATAAAATTCACGTAATTGTTTGTTAGTGTGTTTTAAATCTTTAGCACTTACCATTTTATCTACAAGAGTATCTACTGCTGAAATGTTAGTTCTAAATAAGTCGGCTAAAGCTCTAATTATTCTACGAATGTAAAATTTTAATTTATTTTCTTGACTTTTAGAAGTAAATATATTCTCTCCTTTTTTACCCATAGCATGAGCCAATACTTCTTTTCCTAAATCAATCTCGTTCAATTCAGGATATCTTGAAGCTACATCATTCCATAATAAAGTTCCTTGTAGTTCAGAAATAGCTTGTTGTACATATTCATTTTCAACTCCAAGTAATTCTATAAATAAATGTGAAAATTCATGAAATACAGTATCTTTTTGAATTAATTTAGGATTAATTCTTATAACAGGAGTACCATACATATTATGTTCTATTTGCCCAGAACCTTCAATTGTTGCATCTAGCATTACTTCAACTTTAATTCCTGAATCAATAAACAATTGTTTTAAAGTAGAAAGCTGAATACGAGAAGCTTCTTCTAAAGTAGTAAGTGGTTTACCTTTTTTATTAACAGGTTCTTTATTTTCAGAAGTTAAAGCAATACCTAATAAACTTTTAGGTTGTACGTTTTTATTTAATAAATCATCAAAAACAAAAAAATTCTCTTTATAAATAATTCCTTCTTCATTTATTGTATAGTCTTGAGGAATTGTTTCTTGTTCTTTATTTTTAATATACGAATCTATATCTGTAGATTTTATAAATTCTGTTTGATAATTAGTTTGATTTTGAAATTCTAAAAATATAGCAGTTCCTTGTTCTACTCCAAATTTGTCTTTTAAAGCATTAAATAAAGGGTCTTGTGAAAATATTGAACAATTACTCATAATTTTAACATTTTTGATTTAATATTTTTTCTTTAACATCTTTTTTTAATTGTTCTTTTTGTTCATCAGTTAAAGAATTTTCAAATTTAATTATATTTTCTATATATTGTTTAGAAGATTCTAAATTTCTTACTTCTTGACTTGATAAATAATTTATTTTTTGAACATCTAATTTTATTCCTGCGTCTTTATCATATTTAAATATAGTATTATTTTTAGGAATCCAACTCTCAAATTCTCCTGTATTATACTCTAAGAATTGATATTTTATTCCTTTTGTTGGAATTTGATAATAAGTTAATTTAGCATCAGCATCTATTTTTCCATTACTATAAAATAATAAGTTTTTATCTGCAATATTGTCATGTTTATATACAAAGTTTTTAACTTTTCCATTATCAAAATTTCTAAATCCTTTAGTATTGTGATTTACTACCATTTTTCCACCTTCATCTTTTGCTTTTACTTTATCCACTAAAGTATCAACATTATTTTGAATTATAGAAACTACAACACTATTCCAAATTCCACTTTGAGTAAATAAAGTTTGTTTTTGTTTGATAAAATTCATGTACCCTTTTTCTTGCCAATATTCAATAGGAATAATGTGTACTAAAGTATCAGGACTTTGATTAAACCCAGAATTGAATATCATAGCATTAACTATATCGTCAGCTAAATTTCTAACTTCTTCTTCAGGATGACGATATAAATCATAAAAATCTTTTTGAAAATCTGCTGGTTGGGCATCTAACATTATTGCATTATTTATAAACTTGATACGTTTTAAGATATTATCAGGTTTATAATTTCCCGGATGTGGTTGTAAATTTTGTAATAAATTATTAGTACTTAAATTTATACCATTCATTGAAGTGGTATATTTAGTTTGTACAGCTTTTACTCTTTCTACTATAGATTCGGAACCTTTAAATAATTTTTCAAAATATTCTTTATTGTTAAATTTTGAAAAAGGACTACCTTTCATTGTAATCAAATAGTGGAATAAACTTCTTTCAACTACTTTATGTTGGTCAGCATTTAAATATGTTTTGCCTAATGAGTCAGCAATTAAAGATTTTATTTCTTGAACTCCTCTTTCACCATAAGGTAATAACATATTTAAAAGATTTTCAGCTCTTTCTATACCATGTTTTATATATCCGATTTGTTTAACATTTTGTTCATTTTCAAAATATTCATTCATTCCTATAACTGAGAAATCTTCTGACCGAACTTCATTTATTATTTGTAAAAATTCTTGTATCGGACCATATCCACTCATATCAGATATACGGTCAGCATTAAATACTTTATTAGTCTTAGTTATTGCCTGACCTATAGTATTCATATGATAGAATTCATTTAAACATTTTAATTGGAAACTTACTGCTTTTGGGTCAGCAGAGTCCAAATATAACGTATTATGTTTCTCTAATTCAGTTATATCTAATAGTATTTCTTTATCTTTGGTATTCAATTTAAAATCTTTATCATATTTCTGTCCTACTTCTTGACAACAATCAAATGCTGTAGCTGAAGGATTTGATAATTTATATTGGTACAATTCTCTAATTATGGGTTGAGTTAGAAATTCTCCCGGTAAATTATTACCCATTCCTAATTGAGTTAAAAATGTTTTAACATAAGAAGTAAATCCATTATCGTTCAACATATAAGCCATTGGATTTTTAACATTATCAGTTCCTGAAGATAAGTTCTCAGAATGTGTTGTAGCAACTAAACTACCTCCTTGAGGGTATCTTCCTTTAGCTATATAATCTTCGTGGTCATTTACATCAGAGTTATATCTTCCATATAAATCTTGGAAATATTCAGTAGTTATTATTTCTTCTCCTTCTTTGTTTTTAGTTCTTCTATTAACTCCTATAACATATTCTGAAGATACTTTAAATCCTAATCCTTCTCCTATATCTAAAGCTGTTGTATTATTAGCAGAAATTCCAATAAGAACATTACCTACAACGCTTCGTTCTCTTAATTCTTCTTCTGTATTAACATCATGGCGGTCTAATGAACCTTTTTTTAAGTTTTGAATTTCTTCTTGATACTTATAAATTAAAGGATATTTTTCAGCTCCTTGAATTGTTTCTTGAGTTTCTTTTATTTTACTTTCTAAATAAGCAATACCGGAGTCTCTATATTTTTTCTTTAAAGCTTTAACTAAATCAGGTAAAGTATCTGAATCCAAAGGACTCATCATTTCTTCGTAATGATAAGGATTTGTTAATACAGATTGAGATAAAGAAATTATAATATTTTCTAATTGTTTTTTACTTAATTTTTGTAAATATTCTTTATTGACTTTTTCATCTTTTAATAATTCAGTAGGATTAAAAGTAATAGGTGTAATATTTCCATCAGGTCTAGTAGATACATTAGGAAACATTAAATATAACTTATCAATATCAAAGTCACTACCCATCTGAACTGTAATTCCTTTAGGTACTAATACTGCTGTACTTTGCCCTTTAGGTAAAATATATTTGATTCTTAAAGGCATCATCATATTTTTACCACCATTAGGAATACGATATCCTATGCCTGTTAATTCGTAATGTTTATTTTTGATAATATCCCCTACTTTATATCCTAATCTTTCTGCTGCTTCCCAACTAATCGCTATTTCTGCAGGTTCAATGAAGTCATATAGTTTATTTCCATCTTCGTCATACTTAACTGTATAAATAGGCATTTTTAAATTACCTGAAGTATCTTCAACATGCCCTCCTAATTCTGCAATTTGTACAGCAGAAGTACCATTTATACGTTGCTTCATTACATTGTTTTTGTACAATGAAGTTAACATTTGAGATATCTTTTCTATATAAGAAGGAAAATATAAAGGATTTTCAAACTCAGCTACTCCTAACTTATTAAATCCTATATCCAATAAACGTTTATAATTATCAGATAAATCTCTAGTATCAGTTTGGGCAGCTAAAGCATCTTTTATGTTCTTAACAAATTCATATTTAGCTTTAGATAAATTTGTTAACAATTCTTCTTTATTTTCTGCTTCTGTTCCTATACTCCAAGCATTTATAGCTTCAAGCAATGTAGGTATTCCCAATCTATCCTCTAATTTATTTTTAGAATTTTCCAATATAGTTTCTACAGTATTTTCTACCAATTGTTTTAATTGATTTCCGGTAATTATTACATTTTTATCCCTTTTACCTACATTATAGATAGCATCAGGAGATAAATTAGCTACTATGTTTTTAATAAACTGAGAAGCTAATAATGGAACTTCATGATGTTTTGTCGGTATTGCCTGAGGTCTACCGAAATCAGCACTATTAAATGTTAAAACATCTAACTTAGAATGATCAGTTATATTTTCTAAATCATTTACTTTATATAAAGTACCTTTATTAGTTGATTCGGAATTTATAACATCTATAGGGGATAATTTTCCATCTTTGTTTAGTTCGGCTCCAACAGCATATTTGCCTTCGAGATTCATTCTATCATACATCTCATTAAGTATTTTATGGGTTTTAGCCATACTCTTAAATAAAGGAGTCATGCCATGTTTCATAGTAACACGAGTAACAGTACTTCCATTCATAAGTAATTCCCCATCATAAGAAGTCTTTTCCGGGACTATTGGAGGAATATGCCCTGAATCATCAATCCATTCGCCTGTAGATTTATAATTATTATATGCTTCTTGATATTCAGGGTCTAATTCCCCAAATCCTCCTTTTAATTTTATCCAAAAATCAATAGTACAATAAGCAGCAGCATCTGTACCATTTGCTTTTTTATAAGCAGATTTTAACCAATTTGCTTTTTCTTTTAATTTTTCTTTTTTATCTTTATCGGTTTCTTTCTTAATTAAGAAGTCATAATACTTATCAATTCCTTCATTAAGCAAATCATTCTCACCCTCATTTATTCCTATATCTGAGAAATAAAGTCCTGTAAATGTTTTATCCATACCAATATCGCCATCATCTTGTTTTATATAAGGTAATTTAGCAGGAGTACCAAGTAAGTCCATACGTTTAGAATAATCTTCATGGTTTTTATAAACATTATAATCTATTGCTGTAAATTTATTTATTTCATTTTGAAATAATATATCAGCCATTATAAATTTATATACAGTATCAAATAGATTAGCTTCAAATTCTTCAACATTTAATGTGTCAGGGATTCCTAATTTCTTTTCTAAATTTGCATTTTTTAACGTATGAATAACATCTGTAGTTCTTGTATAGCAATACTGGTCAACTGCTTTTATAAATAACTTATTAAAAGCTTCAGATTCAACAGCTTCAATTAATATATTAGTATCTGCGTATTCTTTATCTGTAGTTAATTTATCTATTGCTTTTATTAATATTTCATTAGCTGGATGTTCTAAGAAAGACATCATACCTAATTTAGTACCATTTCCTAAAAAGCTTTCGTCAGTATAATTATCTTTATTTACAGATTCTCCTCTATCATTCTTTTTACGCAAATGATAATTTAAAGATAAATCTTCAAAAGGCAAAGTAAGAACTTCACTTTTTATTTTTCTTATATGTTTTATTTCCTGTACTAATTCAGCTTTAAATACTTCTAACATTTTAGTACGATTATCTTCTTTAGGCACTGTTACAATTACTTGTAAATTTCTACCTCCAAAAGTTCTCATAACCATATTAGAAATACTTGCTCCGTTATTAACATACATACGTATTCTATGAGCTAATCCTTCAGGTTTTGCTATATCTTCTAAAGTATGTTCTTCATTTTTTGTTTTGTCTTCTACTCCTCCTAATACTTGCCAATTGAACACATCTCTGAAATTTTTACCTTCTTTTTTAGCAAACATTTTGTAATAATAAGAATCATATTCAGGATGATTAGGTATTACATATCTTAAATCATTTTTATAGATGTTATTATTATCATTAATGCCTTCCTGTAAACGTATAAATTTTCTATCAATCACTTTAGCCATATTAATGGGGTACTGCATTTTTTTATCAGCTCCTACAAAAGACAAACTTCCTGAATCAGAAAATAATTTTGTAATATTATTCGCAATTGAATTGAATACTCCACTATATTCTGTATAAACATCTATTTTATTACTTTCAGTAACTCCTTGCTTACTTATAATCCATTTGGCTAAACTTTGTAGAGTAATACCATTAGTTAAAGCCCCGGATTCTAATAAAGCAACTAAAGTGTTTTCTTTATAATGAGCTTTGTTATAGAATATTCCATTTTTTAAAAACTTATTATAATCTTCTTTTTTTAATTGTACTCCTAAAGTTACAAGAAAATTATAAATAGAATCAGCATTAGAATCAGAAATAAATTCATTTACAACAGATACACCTTCTGGATTAAAAGTAAGTCCTACAGTATCATCAAATTTATATAATCCTTTTTTAGTAGTTCTTGAAGCTAGTTTCCATTTTTCTACTTCTCTTTTACCATAAGAATTTTGGTCAGTAGCAAATATTTTAATTTCTCCTACATTATTCTTTTTACTATATTGCTCTGTAACAAATTGATTGTAAACCATAGCAAAATTAGTGTAAAACTGAGCTTTTACTTGAGGATTAAATTCTTCAATTATTTTTATAGTTTCAGCTAATATAGGATTATATATTGCTGCGGTTCTTACTGCATCTTTTTGTTTATTATAATCCAATTTTCCTGCAAGCACATAAGCTAAATTGTTATATACTTTTTCCATTGGATAATAACAAGTAGCTCCAAATACATTTTTTGCTGATTTTTCAACATCAACTATACGAGAAAAAGCCTGTTTTAATTTTTGAGGAAGTTTATCGTATACACTTTCTTCAAGATGTGATTTACCATATATTTTTTCAGCTACATCTTCTATTTCTTGTCCACCCTCCATATCTTCGATATCTTCTTTGTAGAACATATCAAGAACTTCATCTTTTACTTTAAGTCGAGCTTCATTTCCTGCTAATAAAACTTTAAATATTTTTCTTGGAGATATATTATAACCATAATGTTTTAATTTTTTTAACAATACAACATCCCAACCTTCTTCTATAACATTACCCTCAGGAGATAATTTAGAAGCCCACATAGAAGCTGATAAAATTTTATTATGTAAATCTAGTAAACCTATTAATCTTTTATCTTCAGGATGTTTAGCTATTTCTTCTTTAAGATTATCTCTTTTTGTTTGAAAATTAGTATATACTCCTTTTAACAAATCAGTTAAAGAATATTCAATATTATTAACTTTAAAATCATTTAATATTGTTAAAGCAGAAGATACTAAAGCATCTTCTATATGCCCTTGTGCAGAAGAAGTTAAGCTTCCTTTTAATGAATATAAAGGACCAGTTTCAAATTTAGAATTAGTTCTAAGTAAAGTTTTATTTACTCTTCCAGTTTTTAAATTCGCAAAATAAGAATCTATTGAAGGTTTATTAAAAATAAGACTTTTTATATACAAAACTAAATCTTTAAAAAAGTTTAAAATTTTAGTAGGTATATCTGATTTATCTTTTAATACGGCATAATCTCTAAATTTTTCAGCTATCATTTCTTCTACAGCCAAATCTTTAATTTGAGATTCATTTAATTTAGGATATAATTTTGTTAATTCTGAAATAGATTCTTTTGTTGGATTTCCCCATTTGCCTATAGCTTCATTAATTAAATTCCTTCTATCTTGTTCTGAAGTAAATAAGTTAAACACTCCATGGAAAGCTTCATGATATTCAGTACCTATTTCTGCATTTTGCCATATATAAATTCCAGCTTTTGTAAAATATCCGTGGGCATATTTATTACCTATTTGTTTAGCATGAGAAGTTATATTAATTGAATATGATTCTCCAAATATATGTTTTAAGTAATTTAAAGCTTTAGTAGTATTTATTTTTTCTTCTGTATCAAATTCAGACAATCTAAATTCCATTCCTTGATAATCAATGCTTCCACTTATTAAATTGTCGAACTTATTAGATAATTCTTCAACACTTTCAAAAGGAATCTCTTTTCCAGTAGCGTCTATTATAACAGGTTTACATAATGCCATAACAAATTTATTTTGAGTTTAATGTACAATATTACGAAATAATTTTTATCTATAAACAATTTTCATCTTGTTTTATCTTATATCCGTTTTTTTCTAATTTCTCAAGTAACTCTTTAGGAATTTTACTCATTTTTTGTACATCTGGATTTAATTCATCAGATAATGGAGTATCTATATTTGAATATCTATCTTCAAAAGATTGTATAGTAAATTCATCTGATATTTCAGAAACTGTTATATCTTTATTGACAAATTTTTTAAAATTTTCTATATCTTGTTTAGAACCTAATATATGAATTTGTTCTGTTTCAAATACTACATAAGAATCTTTACCTTTATTTTCTATTTTGTTAGTGTAAACATAACCATCTGCTTCATTTTCTTTAGAAATAAGTTTACTCCAATCTCCATGCCCCCAATTTTTACCTTCTTCTACTCTTTTAATATTATCAATATTTAATATTACAGGTATTATATTAGGTTTAAAATTTGACAAATCTTCTTCAATTCCTGCTAAAAAGTTTTCAAATTTTACTATTTTAGTAGGTCTTTCTATTGCAGCAGTTAAATCTCCAAAATGTATTCCACCATACTCTCCACTTAAATTAGTTCCTTTTTGTTTATCAAATTTTTCAAATTTATTTTGTGGTAAAGTACCATGATAAACAATATCTTTTACCTTACTAGTTTTGAAGATAGTAGATAAATATTGTAAATATTGAGCTTTACTACCGATAGATGCAAGTTCAGGTGATTGGCTAAACACAAAGTCAATTCCTTCCATTTTTCTCTTAAAAGAGTCTATCACATTTTTATTTGAAGCCATAATATGAGAAAACTCTTTTTTATTGTTTGATATATACTCTTTAAATTGCTCTTGAGTATATTTATTTCCTTTATATGTTATTATACAGCTCATACTTCTTTCCAGATTTTATTATTTTTAATTTGATTAATAGTAGCTCTTGAGCAATTAAATAAGTTTGAAATTTCCCTATCTGTTTTAGTACTTACTAAAAGTTTAATTTCTTTTACTTGCTCAATAGTCAACTTGGAATATTTTCCTCCGTTAGCTTTGGCTTCTCTCATTTTTTGTTTCCATTCATCTGAAATAACTCTACCCTTTAAAGAGCGGCTTATTTTATTTAAAGTTTCTTCTGAGTGAGTGTAATTATTTCTATCTATTTTTTTACCAGTTTTAGCCTTGCTTATATTTTGTTTAGCTTCCTCTGACATCTTATATCCTCTTTTTCTATTTACAGGAGGTCTTCCAACTTTTTCTGCTAAATTTAATTCAGGCTTTAATTTGTCTATAAACCACTGCTCCATTTTTAAAAGATATTCTTGTGGACATTTGGCAAGTATTTCATACTTTAGATTTTCAACGCCTATTTTTAAACATAATCTTTGAAAGTATTTATTAAAATGCTTTTGCTTTTTTATAGCTCTTACATGTGCTTGCAGCCTTTCTTGTAAATCATTTGTTGACCCTATGTAAAATCTTTTATCGTTAGTAAAATATAACTTGTATATTCCACAAACATTGGTGTATTGTCCTCTCTTTATACTGTTTATTAACATTTTCTATCAATAATTTTATTAGCTACTAAAAATTCTTCAACTGCTTCGTATGCAAAGTTATTAATATAATCAGGAAATATAGTATCGAGATATTGAGAATAAAGTTGTAGAGCTTGTTGTTTTTGTTGTGGGGTTATTTGGTTATTATTTACTATTTCAAATTCAATAGCTGCTGCACCATCTTTAAATCTTTCAATAGCTTTTATACCCTCTTGTGTCCAACCTTCTTTATTCCAAGTTCCTAAAAATTCAGGACTTCCTTTAGGATGTATTGCAGTTATTCTTGTTAAAATGGTTTTAGTTGTTCCATCAGCAGATTTACCAAACTGTTTCACAATATCTCCAACTTTAACATTATACTTTTGCATCTCTCCAACACTTCTTGTAGTTCTGGTTCTTAACCCAGCTTCAATCATATCAATAGAGTGTGGATTATTTCCAAGCAATTCTTTAGCTTTATTATTAGCTTCTTGTTTTGTACCAAAAGATTCGATACCACTTACTAAATTTTGAGGTATATTTGCTTTAGGTGTAATACCTATAATATTTTCTTGACCAAACCCTAAAGCTTCATATACAGAATTAGCCAGTTCAGAATCAGATTCAAATAATTCTTGTACTACCATTTCAGTTTGAGATTTAGTAGTTGTCGTAGTTTGTTGGGTTAATATAGGTTCTGTTCTACCTTTACCTTGTAAATCATCAACACTACCTTTTTCTGTAGATTGTAGTACACCCTGCGTTGTAACACCTTGTTCTGAATTTGTATTTTCTACAACTTCAGGTTGTATTTTATTTTTTATATTATTATTTTTTATTTCCGCATCTGTTATTGTTATATTACCTAGAGTAATATTGTAATCATTAAAATATGAACCGTTAGTGTTTTGTACATCAGCTCTTAAAATAGCATTACTTTTATTAATTCCGTCTTGAATAGGAGATTCAGAAGTAAGATAATCCCAATAACTATCGTATTGAGTTCCTGACATCTTATCTGTATATTTACCTTCTACAATTAATTTTTCTAAAGACACGTTACGCTTTCTTCTTTGTAATAAAGCGGTGATTATTTCTTTATTCTTTTTATCAATTGTAACAAATGTTACCTTATTTGTTTCTTCATTCCAATAGTAAATTTTATTATAATCTTTATTAAAATGTAAAGCTCTTTTATTTAAAGCGTTAATTTCATCAGTAGTAAAGAATACTTTATCTTGTAAATGATAAGCTCTTTTTTCATCAAATGGTTTAGTTTCATCTAAAATGTATTCTGTCATTTCTTCTGCTTCTGCTTGAGATATGTCTCTGGTAGATAATTTTAAACGTCTTGGTTTACCGTCGGGATCTACAATAATAGCATATATTTGTCCTACTTCAGCTTCATTTAGATATGCTTGTCGTAAAGTACCAGCTTTAGCTTCAGCTAAAAATTGAGCCTCTTTTACTTCATCTTTAACTCTTATAGCTTCAACACTCCATTTAGGGTTTGACATAGCTCCTTCTAAAGTTACTCCTGTAACAACAGCAATGCGAATAGCATTCTTTGACAGTTGTCCTAATTCTGGAGAATTAACATCATATTGAGTGTCAAATATAGTATTAGCGTTATAAAACACAGGAGTTCCATCTTCTGTATATCTGTTAGCATAATCTTTATTTGTTACTTGTTTTTTATTTATAACAGCAGTAACTTGTTTATCTTCTTCTAATAAAGCCTTAATTGAATTAAAATTAGCTACATCTGAAGTTGCAGTTCCTTTTTTTAAAACATCGATCGGAATACCTTCCCATATAATTTCAATCCATTCTTCAGTTCCAGATTTAACTAAATTGAAAGAAACCACATCTCCTTCTTTAACTAAAGGAGAAGTGATTAGATCGCTTTGTAAATATCCAAAATTGGGATATGTTTCAAATTGTTCATTTTCATTATTCCAAACTTTAATCCAAGTTCCATCTTCTAATTTTTTCTTTTTGTATTTTGCTCTAGCTAAATTAACAGTTGTATTTTTAGTAAGAGTAGATTTTACTTCAGGTTTAGTTTCTTGAGCAGATTCTATTATTTCCTTAACTTCATCTATAGTAGATTCTTCATCTACATATGTTATTGTTTCATCTATTTCATCTACAAAATTAGAAATTAACGAACTTGTAGCGTCTGCATTTTCTTTTTCTTTTTTATCTACCTCTATATTTACTTTAGCAACATCCTTAGGAGTAGGGTCTGGTATAACTTCTTCTACTTTTTGTATGATTCCTGCAGCAGTATCAGATTTAGTGGCAGCTTCTTCTATTACTTTTTCTTTTGCTCCATTTAAAAGGTCTTCAAGTTTAGTGTCAGAACTTTGTTTTTCTCCTTCGTCTATATCTATACCTCCTGTACTCATCAATAAATCAGTAACATCAGTCATAGAACCTTGTTTAGCTTCTTCATCTTCTGTTTTTACTTCAGGAGTTAATTCAGTTTTAGTTACAGGTTTAACTTCTTCTTTCTTTACTGATTTCTTTTTAGTTTTCTTTTTATTTTTCTCAACTAATTCGTTTTGATAAGCTTCGATTAATATTCTTTCATCTTTTAAGAATTTATCAAGTTCTTCCAAAGTTATCTCAGTATTAAACAAAGTTTCAGATTTTTGATTTCCTTCTTCGATTAAATTCTCATAAGATTGTTTTTGTTTAACTAATTTATTTTTAAGACGTTTTTCAACTGGGGTTAAATCCTCAATTTCATATTTAGAAAGTTCTTGTTCTATTTCTGATAATTTTTCTTTGTAGAAGATATTATCTGAAGTAAGAGCAATTTGAGCTTTTAACATAATGTCTTTAGCTCCTTTTAAATTTTTATTTTTATCGGTACCTTGTAAATCAAAAGATTCATAATATTTTTCTAAAGATTGATAAGCCGCAATTATAGAATCAGCTCTTCTTTCAAAACTATTATATCTTTCCTCAATTTCTTTTTGGATTTGTTGCTTATTTCCATTTTCAGGTAAAGCTTCTATTGTTTTTTGTTTATTAAATGCTAAAAAATCTTTATAAGCTTGAGCTCCTCCTTCAATAGTTAACATACCTAAACCAACTTGAGTTAACGCCTCGTGGTCTATATATTCTGCTAAATCTTGATTACCTGAATGAATGGCTTCTAATTTATTTTTAGTCATAAAACTAGAATTAAATAAAGTAGAAGCTATGGTGATAGCCTTATCCATATCTACAACAGGAGTGTTGTTTTTTACTTTAATGTTTCCATCTGTATCCTTCTCATATATATCAGTTATAGCGTCAAAAGCATTAGTTAAAGATTTAGCTTGATTTATAATTCCAATCATTTGTTTATGTTTGGAACTTAAAGTATTTTCTCCTATCAAACCAGATTTTACACCTCCCAAACCCCCCAATAAAGCTCCTGCCAATATTGTTCTTTGTCCTTCTTTATCTGTTAAATTTGTACCCATTCCTGTAATAGCCGCTTGAATGGCATCTAACATATCCCCATCATGGGCAGTACCTCTTTTTGTTTGATAGTCTTGTATTGCCTTTTGAATATTCTCTTCCCAGAATCCTTCAGACACAACACCTTTACCTACTTGTTTAGTTACATCTAAAATAATATCTTTAACTGTAGGAGCTGCGAGGTCCTCCGCTAATTCTCCTCCTTTAAATAAATTCTTGATTGCAGATTTACTAGTTCCTGCACCAAAAAACATTTCTGTTTGTATTTTGTTCGGCAACCATAATACAGCTAAGTTTAATGCAGCAGTCTGAGCAGCAGATTTACTTGCCACTTGATTTATTTCTTCAGAAGTATATCTTTCTCCTGTTGCCGGATTAATTGCATTAAATAAATTATCAGTTACTTGTTTATAAGTATCTTTCGCTTCTAATGTAGCTTCTCCCAATGTAGCCATGCCGGTTATAGCATGTTTGTCCATATTTTTAAATATAGTGGCAGCCTTAGAAGCAGTTTTACCTTCTAATACCTCACTTCTTGACATATTGGCGAGTCCTCTGGCGATAGAAGACTCAGCTCCTATGCCTTTAATAGCTGCTCCTACGCCGAATCCCATTAATACACCTGAAGCTATAAATTCAGCTCCATCTAATCCATCTGTTAACCAAAATCCTAATTGCCCTATATTTTTCCACCAGTCTTGATTTTCATATCCCGGTTCTCTAAATACCTTAAAGTAATTATCTACAGATTCTTCCGCTTCTCTAGCCCAATTTCCTACCGTACTATTTGCAGCAGCTTTAGTATATCTGTCTCCAGTCATTAAACCTAATGTTCCAGAAGCTACACTACCTAATTGGTCTACAGTCTTCAAAGCTGTTCCAACAATAAATTTAGGAATAGCCTGTCCAATCATTTCTAAAGAACCTTGATTCTCATATAATGTTTGGTCTAATCCTTCATTAACATAAGTTTTCCCTTCTCCAAACTCATCAGTAATGTTAGATAAAATATCTCCTTTTTGTATAGTAGAAGGAGTAGAAGTCCTTTGTATTGTTTCTAAAGGAGTATTCTCTAATTTAGGTTGTTCTACATCAGTTGTTTCGATAATATCAAAATAATTTGAAACCGAATCTTTTGCTGCTGATTTATTGGTTATGGGTTTAGGCATAGCTTTAATTGTTTTGTGTTGCTCCTCTTTGTTTTTCTAATCCGATTAATACTCTACCGAAAGCATTTACTATATTTCCAGTAAAATCTCCTGTGGTACTAAATGTTTCTTTTGCAGGATTATTTAACCACACTTTTCTATTATCTCCTATTACTAAATATGCATTTAAAAATTTGCCGGGATCTTTTGTATTATCTTTTCTACTTTCAATGACCAATTTTCCAGCACTTGTAGGTATTTCTATAGGTGCACCATTAGCAGTTAAATTTGAAGCATAATTAAATTCGTTATTTAAATTTTTTACTAAATCCATATCTGTATGTAATGCTCTGAATTTACTTGCTTGTTGATATAAGTTTTCTTTTCTAACAGAATTAGATTCTTTGTTAGCTTTTTCTAATATGTCTTGGTAGATGCTAGTTATTTGAGCATTATCAAAATCCTGTATTTCTACAAATTTAGTTTGTTGTTTATCTCCTTCTCCAAACACTACTTTAAATAAAGGATTACCGGATTTAGAAACTTTATTGGTTAGAGATATTTTACGTTTACCTTCTCCAGACTTATTCCAATTTTCAGCAATACCTTCTTTTTCCAATCCTACTCCTTTATCTGTAGGACTATCACTATTATAGAACACCAAATTAGCAGTGTTTAAATTATCAAATAATTGAGACATTAGTTCTTCAGGTAAAGTACCTTTTTCAAAGTATGTTTCGTATGTTTTTTCAGTGTAATTGTAATTTTTTTCAGCTTCTTTCAGTTTATCTTTATTTGTCTTAATAGCGGTATTTAATCCTTTTAAATTTACAGCTAAAGTATTATCTAAAATTGATTCAACTCTTTTACTGTTTATATTAGGCACTTTTAACAAATATTGTTTCAAATCTGTTTTAATTGATCCTGATTCTAATAAACTTTTAGCTGCAAGATAAGAAGCTTCTGTAGCTGAAGTAGTCCAACCTTGTTCCATAGCTTTTGCTTGCTCTTCCTCTGATAATTTTTTAAAGGCATTGTATTTATCTAAAGCTCTACTTTGTGGATTTTTTTCAAAATTGGAAACAATATTAATAGCAGTTTTAGTTAGATTATCTGTCATATCTTTCCAATTAAGATTTGCAGCAGTTAATAATCCTTCTCCTTCTCTTTGTATTTGTTTATGAGCATATTCGGCTTTATTATACGCATTTCTAGCATCTCTTAATCTTGTTTCATAAACAGCTCCTGAACCATTTTCAGCTTTAATGTCTCTTAATGCTTTAGCTGCATCAGTTAATCCTTTATAAGTTTCTTCTCTTTTTGTATTATAAGTATCTATACTAAAAGTACCTTCTTGAGTTTGATTAGAAGGAACATCTGTTGCAAACATTCCCCCTCTTTTTGAATTTCCATTACCTTCTCCATCCTTAGGAACACTTCCAAAATGATAAGAGTCTTCTAAATCTGTCCAACTATTTAATCCTGCAGTACTTTGTAAAAATCTATCATATAAATCTTCAGCTCCTAATTGTTTTCCTTTATTATCTTTATATCCGTAATACGCAGCTCTTTGACCCAATTCTCTTAAAGATTCTTGATCCATAGGAATATTTCGTAACAGATTATATAATTCTGCCTCATCTACTTTTTTACCGTCTTCATCGACCCATATTTGTTGTCCAGTTTCAGTATATTGTCCGGTAGGTCTAATTGTACCTCCTCTTATTGTATTTCCTTTTTTAACATATTCTCCCAAGGCATCATTAATTCTTTTTTGTATTTCGGAATTATCTACATATCTGTCATAAGAAACAGCAGAAGTAGTTCCTGCTTTAGTAACTAATTTACCATCTGGTCCAATTTCATATTTTGCTATTGATTCAGGATGTATATTATGAGCTTGAGGATTTAAATTTTTATCTGTTTTTGCTTTAGCTAATGCTTCACGTCCTGCAGTTATAATATTATAATCTTCACCTAATTTTTTTATAACCGGATCATATTTAACTTTAGTTGCCAAATCATAAAATTTTCCTTGAGCTTGATTAAAATCTAAATTATTTTCATCATAATATTTATCAAACTCATCATAAGCTTCTTTATTTTTATAATCCCAAATATCTTCATGTTCTTTTAAGTGAGGAGAATTCGCATAAATATAACGATACTCTTTAGCCATTGCTCCAAGAGTATCAGATTGTTTTTGATATGGTTCTGCCATACTTTTGATTTGTTCAAAAGGAAGCGGAACATAATAATTCATTAATTCCGCAGCTTGTGGTCTTGAAAATGCTGTAGCTCCCATATATTATTTATATTTTTGTTTTAAACTATAAGCAAAAGCTTTAGCTCTTTCAGAAGCTCCTGCTGTTCCTGCTGCTACTTCAGCTTGTAATTTATCCATTTCTTTTCTTTCTTCATAACTCATACTCTTACCTAATTTCGCTCCTTCTTCTACATTGAAGTATCCCATAAGAGCAGGATAAGTTTTATTCATCATATCTACCAAAGATGAATCTCTTTGTTTAGCATTATTCATTTGTTGTTGCAATTGTCCAAATTTAGATAAATCTCCAAGACCTTGTTGTAAATAAGCTTGTTGGGCAGCTTTTGCTTGAGAATCTAACATTTGTACTCTATTTTCTTCGTTAGTTATACCTTGTCCAATTCCAAGAAGTTGATTAGCTGCTTGAGCTTTTGCCGCTGCCTCAGTATTTTGTTTCCATTCATTTAAACTAAAATCAGAAGATTGTTTATTTTTAGCAATCTGATTCATCATAGCCATATAATTACCTCCACTTCCTTGGCTAGCAGTTTTAGCTATTTCTCCAAGTCCTGTTGCTTGTCTTTGATTTTCTCTCAGTCTTTCAGTAATATCTCTATTGATAGAATCTCTAACTAGTTGTGTGGACTCTTTATTGAATGGATTTTGATTTTGTTTATATTTATCAGGTTTACTAAATCCTTGTACAAGATTATATCCAATAGGTAATAATTGTGAAGCCATTGCTCCATAATTTCCCCAATCTTTTCCTGCATACCAAGGTGGTTTGGAAGTATTTTTTGATATTAAAGTATCTTGTGAAATATTTTCATATCCTAAAGGTTTTTGTATAACCTCATTATCAATTAAAGCTATTCTTTCATTTTCAGTTAATGGTTTATAATCTAAACTTGGGTCTGAAATATCAGCAGAAGGCGGTGTAAAAGTCAAATCATTCCATAATTTACGTCTAATGGGTCCGTTAAATTCTGGTGGAATATCTCCTTCTTCATACTTAGGTAAATGTCCCCCTTTAGCAAATTGCATAGAATTATTAGATTGTTTTTGACTTTCATTTTGTTGTTGTAAAGCCATTATTTTAGCATTCACTAAATCCAAGTCTCTTTTAACAGCATTCTGTGTCCATTTATTTCCAGAATTATATTTTTCTTCTAATCTTGCTTTTATAGGAGCAAGTATTTTAAGAGCTTCTTCTAAACTATATGATTTTTGTTTTGCCATTATAGTAAGTGTTTTATATCATTTAAAAATTCAGCAGGAACTTTATAATTCTTTTTTGCAGAAATTACATATTCTCCACCTCTCATTGGAACTCCTCCTTGTTCATGGGAATTACCTTGTATTTTATTTAATCCGTTTCCATATCGTTTTAGAGTTCCTCCATCATATACATTAGGACTTCCACCTATCACAAATTCATCTCCTTCAGCTTCATAATTTGGTTG